GTTTTTGTCAAGTTAGATTACAGACAATTTCCTTTAACTCCCACCACAGGAACTGTTGGATACGGCGACACAGAGGCAAAAAGAGCTATTGATAATTGGATATATCCAACAACAGTAACTGTTAATCCAGAATTTGTTCCTTGGAATTATGGAGGAATGTCATATCTAGACGATATTGCTATTAGAGAAATCAAAAGCAAAGTTAATTATCAGCCAATTATTGAGACAGCATCAATAGAAATGGCTGGATTACCCATATTTAATTTGGGTGGATCATTCAATAGCGTCACACTGAATAATACATTGCCTATTAGTGGAGTGTATTACGATATTTTTACTTTTGTAGATACAAAAAGAACAACTGATCCATTAGTGGCTGGTATTGCCATTACGGACAGCAATAAATTAAACTATATTGATCGTTTAACATACGTTAGTGGAACCCTGACATATAATACAATTAGATTACCATACCACGCAAATGCTCTAGAGGGACCAATTGTTAGTAGTATCGGCGTTGATGTTGGGCAGAATGGTATTAAAAGTACCTATATGTTTAGAACATATACTAGAAAACTATCTTTATTCAATAAAGAATATTCAGATAAAATCAAGAGATTCACTAAAGATAATCTTAGTAGACAAAAAGAATTATCTAAAATAGATCAACAAATTTCTAATAATGTAGACACAGACAACCTAACTATTCTGGAACAAAGAGCCAAAACCATAAGCCAAGGAGAAATGTCAAGTAAGTTGGTTGCTTGGAGTCCTGTGGAAGTTATTGTTGCCTCTGCTGGAGGTTATCTGCAAGAACCAACTAGATCACCAGAATATATTGAACAATATAATAGTCAATCTATGCCTAGCGGTAGCTCGACTGCCGCCACTAGTGCAACATTTAGCTTACCTGTGGATTCTGATATTGGAACAACAGGAATGTTTACTGATGGTTTCTCAGATGATATGACTCAGATTCCAACCTTGGCTAACAGAGCACGTATTCGTACAACAGCCCAAATATATCAGCGTACAGAACTCGGAGACTTTATATCTCAGGACTATGGCACTAAATCAGTAATGAGTCTAGATGGTATTTTTTCTCCTGTGTCTTTTTATCCAACAAATAACTTATCAACATTTCCTTTTTCTAAATACCATCGCCTTAATTGTCCGGTATGTAATGGTACAGGAAGAAGAACTTTGATATACCGTAAATTTTCTACTGGAACCATTGTAGGATCTACTGGCAATTATGATATTTTATGCGAAGCGTGCTGTGATAATCACCAGAAATTAAATGCTTCACTAGATTACAGCTCTAAAACACAGTCTTCGCAAGGAGAAAGACTGCCGCCATACGTAATAACTTCTGGATCAGATTTTTCCTCCATAACCTCATTTACTAAAAAAATAAATAGAACAAAAGGAACAATTGGTCAAAATATTCCTATTAATCTTATTAGTTTACAGCCACTGATTGTTCCATATAGTGAATTTAAAAATCCGAATATACAGAATTATACTGGACAACACCCAGACGGTTTTCATTCGGCACTATCACTTAATAGCAAGGGACGTAATTTTATTGATAGATCTAGACACAGTATTAGTATAGTAGGTAGATCTGCAGTACATCAAAATTCAATAGAAATTCATAATAATCTTGATAATTCAAAATTTATATTGACTTATCCAACAGGATCAACATCTAAATATCAAGCTGATTATTTCCATAAAGACATAGCCTTAATTAATAACGTTAAGACATTAGATAGAACGAACCAAGACTATGATATGAACCAAAGATTTATTGGTTTAAGGGGACCATTAGTAATACATGGCTGGGGATATGATCAAGAAGGATATCCCGTACCTAATGCTGCTGACGAGCCTCTTGAGGTTGATGAACGTGGTAGGCCTAAACGATTTGCCGTTACTAGAACGTTAGAAACCGCTACAACTTGGGATAAATTATCTGTTGGGGATGTATTTGTTTTAACTTCTAACACTGATGTATCAGCAGAAATGATAAAAGCTTTAAATTTAAATATACAAAATACAGTCGGATACAATACTGGTACTGTTACAGCAACATCCCCTGTTCAAAAGGTGGTCTATAAAGACGATTTAACGCGTGCTGGTATTGAGCCCCTAGCAACATACAAAGGATCGATTGTTAGTAAAACACAAAAGGATATAGGGGGTAAATGGACACCCAAACAAAAACTAAAGGAATTTTATTTGAATTGGGGAGAACATCCGGAATTATGGCCTGTTGGTCCAATAGATCTAAGATGGGACGAATCTAGAAAAGTCTGGACGGCAAATACCCCAACCCCCTATAAGATGATGCATATAACACTGGAAGAAGACTTAACTAAGCACAACGATTTAGATGAGACCTACCCAGCCAGAGGATTTTTGGACGACTTAGATTTTTCGGCACAACCCATGCCTTCTGGTGCTAGAAGATTGGTTTTTGTTAAAGATCGTTGTGGGTATACCGCTCCTAGAGGAGCTAAAATCTTATGTCGATACGATAATGAATTCGGTTTTTATGAGCCAATAAGTAAACCAACATATATAGTTAAAGGAACTTTGGTTCCTGGAACTACTCAAGCTAGCATAGAAATGTCTTATGTTCAAGGCAAGAGAAGGGGAGAAAATTATCCGACTATGGTAATTAGCTACGAAAATCCCTTCGGTTTATCAACAGCCGGAGGAGCAGGACTATTCACATATATCAATGGTAAATGGACATTGACTACCAGCAAGTAATATAAATGTATACCATAAACAATAAAAAAAATTGCATTATCTATAATTCATTATTGTGTCATGACCTAGTAGATTATACTATTGATCAAGATAGCTCTTCTACATACATGAGATATGTTGGCTCGACTAGTAATAGCACAATTTCTATTAGTAGTTCTAATATCAACTCTTTTATTGAAAGTGGCTCTACTGCTGGAGTATGGACTCCCGCTATAGTGTCAAATGAAAATTATGTATCTAATAAGCCTCTCTTTAATAAACAAAATATCACCAATACTATACTTGGTATTGAGTCAGCACTATCCTTCCCAGCTTCGTTTAAAAACTGGGACATATTAGATACAAATGGGAATGCCTCATCTGCTAATATGGTGACAAATTGGTATATTACATCTATTATTCCAACAGCATATGCAGAATATGGACTATTATTTTGGTACAAACCCAACGATATACCATCAAGTTCCACTTATCTTTTGACAGATATTCCCAATGGAACACTGATTAAATCAACATCTTCTTTGACATATACTGACACTATACCTAGTGGCGAGTCTTTTCCTCCAACTCTAATAGATACCACACCCCTAATAAGCACAACAACAGAGCTTATGAAGATTGACAATAATACCTTAAAGATACTAAATAAATCCAGTAATAATATTACTGGTACAGGTACTACCTTTTGGGCAGATTATGATAAATTTTATCTAAATAAATGCGCTAGTTTTGACATTAAAACCAATACATTCTCAGTAATTAATAATAATCCATTTACTTCTAATGGTTCGGAATGTTCTTTATGGATTAGCGACGGAGAGGTTTTTTCTTATTTTGATAGCGAGGTCAATAAAAATAAGTACAGATCCCAATCTTTACCTTCTAAAACATATTTGTCTCCATTATTAATGCCTATTTATAGGGAAATATATGATATATTGACTCTAAGAATAGTAAGATCTTTGAGTACAGGATTAACCAAAGCCAAAAGCACCCTACTGCAGAAACTCTGTTACTTTTTGAGTACTTTTCCATTAATAGACAGAACAACCGTCAATATTCTTTCTAGTAAAACAATTCACGACGCTGTACAAACATACATAAATACGGCACAGACCTCTGCATCAGCAGAAATAACAGCGCTAAAAGCCGTATTAAATACTATCGCAACAGAATATAAATCATATAATTTGTTGTCAAGTCATTCTAGTAAGCAGACCCTTAAAAATAACTATATCAACAATAATGCAGACTTGGCAAAAAAACTTTTAACTAAGTACGGAGCGCAACTATACATAGATAATAATTTAAGTCTAAAATATAAGTCTAAATTATCAAATGGGCCACACGCTCTACTGGGACTAAGTAGCGTGACGGTTGCATCAAAATCTATAAGCAACAGCACCATACTGTATAATAATTTTAAAGCAGACATAGGAAATATTTCATATTCAACTGATATTTCTACAACAGGATCAATTATAAATATATCTGTTACTGGATTTAATCAAACGGGAATTGTACCCTTAGCAGATATAGGAATAACAAGATATAATCCCACCCCATTTGCATTAAATAATAACTTATACAAAGAATTTGTTGCTCCGGAAATCTATTTTAGAGATATCAATCCTAATGGCGATGTAGATGGCACATATTATTGGGAGCAAATTTCTGGGCCAAAATGCTTAAGATTCACAGACTATAATAGAGATCGGTTCAGAGTTTTAAGATATAAAACTTCTACTGACTATAATCCGGATATTTATGTTAGACAAGCTGGAACTTATGGCTTAAGATGTACAAGAAATGTTGAGGGGATTGTAGAGTCTGATGAAGTATTTGTTACCACAGATGAGAACTTTTCTGGTCCAGTTTCCTTACCTGGAACAGCCTCAACAAATAATAAAATCATCAATTCTATTCCTCGCAAACTAGGATTTAATAAGCATGGCTTAGCATGGATAGTGGATACTGACCACTACATTAAAGATAATTACACTATGAAATCTACTAGTAGTTTTGGCTTATTAGATACATTTAGATTAACAGACATAAAAATAGACATACCTAAACCAACTAACTTTGCTCCTATTCAAACAGATGCTGATCTAAAATTAACATTTTCTATGTCGGCCGGTGATACAAAACTATTGCTTGATGGCATAAATATAGAACATGCTAGATATAAAGGTTCTAAATATAGTCAGTGTTGTTCTTTTTATGAAGAAAAAATATATAGAGATCCCAGAAGTCCATTTTTACCAGTTTTGGGTTCCAGCAATTTTAGTAGAGATAATGGGGCTCAGTATAATTTAACTCACTTTAATAATAATGGTGAAATATTTTCTAAAACAGAAACACTATCTCAGCCTTCCTCTGTTTCTACGGCATTAGCTCCTAGGGTATTGCCTTATGGCGGATATAATGAAGCAAAAATTGATACTATTGGCATTAAAATGCCTATGCACGACAAAAATAAGCCCCTCCCACTTCTGCAAAAACGTAACGATATTGTAGATCCTCCGAATATCTATTGTTTTCTTAAAGAAGTAAAACCCACTAATTCCGATGCTAACATTTTTTACAAAGGATTTTTTGATCCCGTTAATGGCTTTAAAATTACTGACGATACCAATCTAAAAGGAAAGTCTTTGGTTACTACTAGCGACCTTAATAAACAAAAAAGTTTCGTATTTAAGGGAAACGGTTTTTTCTCTTTAAAGCCTTCGAGCGATAATACTTTAAATTTTTATACCAGTAACATTAAAATTTTAGAAAATGCTACTGATTCTTCTCAGCAATATCTTAATAACTATGGTTATAAAAACTATAATGATCCTAAGCTAGATTCTAATTTTGTAATAAATAATTCTGAAGACTCATGGACTTCAATGTACGATTATAGTAATTCTTGTGGAGGATTGTCACAAATAGAGTATGCATTTCCAAGTACAGGTATAGTGAATAATCTGTATATCAAAAATATAGACATTAAACTGAATTTTTTAAATTACGTAAATCCTAAAGAACTAATAGTTTGGCTCGATATAACAAGTTCTACTGGCTCGTCTCCTTCTATAGATTTATTACAGCATAAGACCATATCAGATTTTTCAGGTAATTCATCTTTATATAGTTATCACAGTGCGCTGACTACTATGAATTCTAGCACTGCTCCTAATACTGACAGGGTGTATTTATTGAATCAAGAGCATATCTCAAATTATGAGCCCAATTTTAGTCTAACTTTTTCTGATAATGCAGATAAGGCGATCTCTACTAGTTCACAAAATCATAACATATCCACTCAATATAGAGGCATTATTCCTATTAGCAATGGCGGATCTATACAGCCAACACTATATGCCAATGGGTATGATGATTTAAATTCAGAACTTTATATAGCTAATATAAAAAATAATCAAATTAATACAAGCGGATGTCTATTAAAGTTTAAAGACAAACCATTAAAGGATATGGTGTTTAGTTTAAATGTTGGCTTCGTTAATCCTATGGAATATTCCAATAAGATTATGGATAATTTATTGATTAATAATCTTATATTAACTGGAAAAACTACTGAAAACTTTAATCAATCCAATACGACGAATAATAGCTTATGTAGTTGGGAGTTGAAGATAGATACTTCTGATGCGCCTCAATTTCCCAATTCTGATGTTTTAGGTAAAATCAATTATACTAGCCACATATACGATGGACTACCATCTTCTGCTATTGGTGGCTATAATTTTATTGGAGATTTCCAGCCTAATTCATATTTAATGCCGATAGTCCATTCTAATGCTCCTTATTATCATTTAGCTAACATCAATCAGTGTTCTTATGATGATGTCGTTGCTGGGAAAAACTGGTCATATATGAGACCAACAGGCGATGAAAATCTGAGGACCGTTAGCTTAGGCGCCATGCAATATGTACTTACTAGTGCTATGGTGATGGGAGGTGGTAGTTTTGGTGCTGTTGGAGCATTGATGGGTATTTATGCTTTACAAGCATTATACGAAAGAGGTGGCAGATCAGATCCTATTATTAACTTTTTTATCGAAACAAAACTATTAGATCAAACAGACACGCAAGATTCTCAATTTTACAAACCTGTTTATAGTAGTAAATTTTTTGGATTACCAGACAAAGCCATAGTTTGCATAAGTCAAGATCAGAATTATTGGTATACTCTAGAGGTTCCTATTTTTAATATGTTTAACTCTTTTGTAGTTCAAAAACAAGAATATGATTATATCAAACTATATAATAATATTATTCCTGGTATATCTAATTTTAAGTATGATTTAATTAGAAATTATGCCGATTTAGATTTAGCCCCGGTCATCTACACCTATAATAGCAATGTTTCGTCCCTAACAGGAGAACAAGATGGATTTGTAGAAGGAGACATGGTCCTGCTAAACGGACAAAACACAAATGCCGATAATGGATATTATGTTATTACCCCAAATAGCTGGATTAAAGTTCCATCAATTACGTCTTCTCATTTTTTAAGATATAATAATATTAGTAGTGGTTTTAATGCTAGCTCTCTTAGCGACCAAAAACATATTTTGATTGATGGTATTAGAGCTTATCACTTTTTTGATAAAAACGAGTCTATCACTTTAAATACCAAGGACGGCAATTCAAATGCTACTATTTCTCAAAAGTCTTATATACAAACAACAACAGGGGTTAAAACCGTATTAACATTAAACATATCAGTAGCTCAAGATGGAACCATTTCAAAAGACATGAATAATGCCAATGTATTGTGGCTTTATAAAAAGAATTTTTCATATCCCAATGCTAATGAAAACAATAAGTGGATGTTGGCTAAAACCAAAAACCAAAAAGCAGAAGATCTTAATCCATTAAATTTTGTATCTGCATATGGAGAAGGATCTATGAATTCAGGATCGGATATTCTGGATCCAGACATATTATATAAGATGTCTTTTAAGAATAGCGAATTGTTAGAGACAAACAAATTATTAAATAATGAATCAAATGATAAGTATAAATTCAATCGAGTATTTTTAAAAGGAGACATGCCAGATACAAACGGCGGCTCTAGCATACAGACCACCACCATTGCCTATAGTGGTGGAGATGTTGGTGTCAATCTACTAAAAGGATACTCGTACACACTTGAGCAATTTCTGAGCAAGCCAATATCTAGTAATGTTATCAATACTGTAGACAACAATGAAAGATATAGGATTCAAAATAGTCTTTTGGCTAATGATTGGTCAGACAAGCAGTTTATGGAAATTAAATCAGATAAATTAAAGGGGACCGGCATCCCTGCCAGTGGCTCTCTACATATAGAAAATGATCTCAATAAAATAATACCAGTATATTTTTCTTCTGGTAATTTAACAAATTTATCGAATCGCTTGAGCTTATTATCTACTGGCATTATTCCAGGATCATATGCTGAATACTATTCTTTGGACCCAGACCCCTTAAGCTGTTTTACAGACTACAGTGAGGGTACATGTCCAAAAACATCAACCTATCAGAAAATAAAGGTGCTGGAAGCAGAAAGAAAGAACATAGAAATAGCCTTGTCGTTACCATCAACAGCGGATGGTTTTATACCATATGTTTCTGGTATTGTTTCATCCGGCACAGACGGGAGTACCTCTATTAATTATGCTATTAATCCATACCGCTATTGGATCCACATAGATCCGGAACAACAATGCAGACTTAATGACGAGCTATCTGTTAAAGTACTAAAAGAGATTAGAATGAGGGCTGTTCCTATATCCGAGGTATTTAATGAAGGAATAACCTCAGATTCTGCTTCTCATATAGTGCCACAAACATCATTTCTTGGCATCCCCAGTGGTGTTCATAATATGAGCGGAGTATATATGGATACTCAGGGCTTGATATATAGTTATAAAATGGGAGACACGACCATATCAGAATCCAAAAAAGAATGGTCTACTGGAATTGTTTGGGGGAGTGGTATAGATGAAACTTTCAAATATGGCAGTTTAGGAGATAGTGGAGATAGTAAAAAACTAATGATTTCTAGACTAGATAGCTCTAAGGATATGTTAGTTATTACAGAAGAAACTTACATAAGACCTAGTGGGACTTCTGACCTTAGAACTGGGAAAATTAAAGACAGAATAGACCTGGATAATCAAAATACGATATACTTAAAATTTAGAAATATTCCCCGTAAATTAAAGAGCATAGATTCAGATAGCTTTGATAAGTATATCTACAATAGAAACGGTAGTTTAGTTAAATCTAGCAGACCCCCAAGTTCTGTTGGTCAAATTGCTAATAACTTTACTTGTTGGCATTGCGTAGATTCTTCCGGAATATTTACAGGACTACCCCCATATTATCAAGTAGCAAATGAAATGAGATATAGATCTTTTTTTGGTAGTAGTGATGGCATAGAAAATAAAAACACTCTCTTCCTTGATACTAAAGAGGATTGGGAATGGATTCCGTATGAGTATTATTCTGAACCCGGTGCAGGCATTGAGGAACAAGAAACCATCAATTTCTTAAACTCTGCACAATCTCTTAACCAAATCAATACTAATCTATCACGAACTAATTATTTTTCTACCATGTCTGAGTCAAATAATGACGATGACGATATGAGCTATCTTTTATATGGAGTTAATTATGAAAAATATTTTGCTATTAAATATAGATTTAAAATAGAGTATTATTTGTATAACGAATATTATATAGGAAGGGAGTGGGATTGGCTAACATTTAATTTTAAACCAAAATATAAATACGAAATAGGTAAAAATACAAGCACTATTGTGGTAGCTTATAATGAAGATCAGGCTTTCTTGAAATTACAGGAAGCCGTTAATCTTAAAACCAATTTTATCAACATCTTGGATCAAGAAAATAATACTCTTGTAGCAACATGGGCCGTGAAGAAATCTGTTGAACAATTACCAAGACTACCCACCGAAGTTAGATACGAATATATTCACAAAGCTCCAGTTCAATACAATCCTTTGGATCTTGAACGATATGATCGTGAATTCTATTCTGAAGATCGTATAATAGACTTGTTCGAACATGTATATTTCACTGATCGTAGAACTAATCATCTAAACGAAGAGATTATTAAGTATCCTTTTAGGATAACAATATTATCTTCTGGATTTTATGCTATATTTAGATACTATAGTGGTCAATGGGTACCCATAGGGCCAGAATTAAACTCAGATGATACCACATATTATTTTGACGTTGCGATTAATTTTAAGGGCATCTACGAAGCTGCTAAAGCTCCGTTGATACCAATTTACAAACAGATAAGCATTATTGATACTGATGAGACATTAAACACAGAAACTAAAAACATGTTAAAAACTACCTTATATATAGAAATAGATACAATTGTTAGGAATTGGAAAGGAGGTTTTGGTCTATACTATAAAGGTATTTATGAAGCTTTGGGAGGTCAAATAACACCAATTATCCCACCAATGCCAGAAGACTATAACGATCTGATGGATGGCTTTGGCTTTTTTAGGATGGATAAACCAGCTTGGTTTGAAGAACTTCCTTCGCTTACATATGCCTATAACGATTATTATAATCCTGATCCATTATTAAATTATATGGTACCACAAAAAGGACAGATATATAATCTTAGTAAATTTAGATCGGCTGGAGAGATATTAAGAAATACCACTAAAGATCCAAAATCAATAAATCAAAGAATTACCAGATTTACACAAGGAAGTAAATTACCACCTAAGATATAGTCTAATCTTTTTTGCCGGTATATTTATGCCATCCCTTATTTGGTAGATAGGCATTTTCATCATCTTTACGCTTGGGAAATAATGTTCCACCCTTTTTGTGTTGACCAAAAGAAAGCGTGGCCCCACACTTAGAGTCTGTGCATCTTAGCTCATAGTAATCATTAGCGTCTACATTTCTTACTACGAACTTTATGTTAGTACAGCCACAGACTCCACACTTTTCCTCAGAGAAGATTTCCTGGATCATAGCCAGTTCTTTAAATACTTCTTTTTGTCCAGAGCCCTCTAGTTCAAATTGTAGTCTTTCATTAGCTTTATATACAACTTTCATAATTATTTCCATTCATTAATATAGCCTAAAATATTATCAGCAATATTACCCATATTTTGCTGATACGAAGACAGTAGTCTAATTATAGATACTGCGTCTTCATGAGACAAAACATAGATATTCTTAGATTCTAGATTGTTTTGTTCCAGAAGCTTCGTTACGTTTATATTAAGTCTTTTGGCCATAACGTCAATGAAATTTATCTGATTATTTGTAATTTTAGATACCGAGTCCTGATCAGGATGATCCTCAATATCCTTGGATAATTCTTCTGCTGCTACTACTTTCCTTAGCTTTAGTGCTCGTCTAAGAGCCCTACCTTCAGCCCTGGTTTCTGCAACAGCCACCGGATGATTACGATATACCTTGTCACAATTACCCCAATAAACGTCAGCAGCACCATCCACAGTCACAGTATTTAATTCTGGCATGTCCGTGGTGCCATTATTTAAAAAGTATGTCAGGGAGTGGACTACAGTAGCTCTTTTTTCATTATTTGGCTCAGGGGATTGGGCGATATGGGTAGTTGACGACATTACCCTACAATTAAGAGCAACTTCAAAAATACGCCTTAGTCCATCTGTTGTGGGATTGCCACTAATTTTTTCATCATCACTTAGTAAACTTAGCACATGATCAGTCCAATCGAGATCATTAGGTGTTACAGTCTTCTTAACTTCTGTTGTAATCTCTTCCACTTTAGTTTCTTCTTTCTTGTTTTTGACCATTATCAATCCTCTATTAAAAAGTTTTTTGTTTGAGTCTTAGTTTTGGATATGCTGTCCAATAGCAAAGATAAATTATCACAAATTCTTTGTGCTCTGGTTTTAGAAAAATCTTTGGTCTGTTTGATCCTAATTAAAGTCAGACCTTTTCCTAATATTAGTCCTTGCTTTTTCTGATCATAATTAATGTTCTTTTGAAGAGCGTCTTCGCCCCATACTGGCAAGAAGTGAGACGGCCCATCAATTTCTATAGCTATACCCATGTTAGGAAGAAACAGGTCTATCTGCAACTTGGTATTTGATAGGATTTGCTCTTTATGAAATTCTACTTTGAGATTCTTTTTCAAAAGATATTCAAGCATATATTTTTCTAGCTTAGACCCAACCTTAGAAGTTTTTCTTACAGCCTGATTGGCTAATTGTGTTAGTCTGATCTTCTCATCGTCGTCTAGTTTAAGCCACGCCTCTTTTGCTTTTGTTCGTCGCTGTTCTAGCTCTGGCCCATCCAAGGACTCCCAAGCCTTCATCACCCCTGTGCCTATTTTGTTTTTTGTCTCTTCTGGTCTTTGGGTTCCTTTAGTTGGGTGCTTATGTTTGCCTGTTTTCAGAGCGTTTTTTTGAGCTTCTGACTTGTTCCTAATCTGAATATTTAATGACACTGTTTCACGTCTAATTTTGTTGGGATATGTATCATACAACAAGGCTATATCTGCAAAACTCTTTTTTTGTTTAATATATAGCTCGTTGAGAATATCGGACTTATCGCCTTTTGATAAATTATTCCAGGATGTTTTTGATTTGCTCATATGTAAAATCCTCCGCTACTAAAATGGGTTTTTTCCAACATATCTCATAAATATCTGCTATGTGTTGGTTTTGTGCAATAATTTCTAGATTTTCTACATCGAATACATTCTTCCATTCCTTATAATCGCCCTCAAGGTTTTGTTCCCAAGGTACATTCGTGACATATAAATATCTCTTGTGAATATTAGGATAAGATTGACTAATCATGGCGGACTGTATATCAAATAGAAACAAATTACCAAAGAAAAATCTGGATTGATTTAAATGAAGAACTGGAACAGTATGGGATTGTATTCTATCATTTGAGCTATTAAAAATACATATTTGATTATATGGCTTATGTGAAGCTATGGTCTCTATATTATCTATTACCTTATCAAAGGTTGGGCCATCTTCTAATTTTAGTAATATAAATCCGTAATCTTTTTGTGTTGCATTCATAGTAAATTAGACCTAATAAAGGTTTCGTATGTTGTTATTGTGGGATCTATTTTATTGGTTATTTTTGTTTTTTTGCCTAGCTTTATCTGATCTACAGAAATTAGCTTAGCGCCGCATTCTACAGCTTCTGCGGAATAGTCTCCGTTTATATCAATAAAGAATTCATACGAATTAAGAATATTGGCTTTATCTATCTCAGACACTTTGCCTAAGTTCTGATGATGAGACACATGTTCGCTATTAAACATATTAATATGCAGTTTAGTATTAGGATATAGAATATCTATTATATTATCTGGAATATTTTTCCTATGATCTAAGAATAATGCATACGCAGATTTTCTACGAACCAAACCCAAATTTTTATAGAGATGATTGTTTATCATCTTAGGAATAGTAGTAGTATTCTCATAAGCATTATGGGACAGGTGATGAGCGGCTCTACTAAAATCACTCATAACATCCGTATTATCAATATCATGATAAATAATAGACTTCACTTGTTTCGAATAAAATTCGGATACAAACTGAGCTGTTTCGTTATTAAATTTTGAAGCTAAAAATATACCGATTGAAAATTGATGATTATGATATATTTTATATAGATCATTATTTATGTCTGTTGATATAACATCAATCCCCATATGTCTTAGGGTTAAAATAATGTTGTTAATAAATTTACTATCCTGTTTTTGCACAAAAATATTCACTATACAAAACTCCTAGCTTTTGATAAATCTTTTATGTTGGCAATTTTCATGATTTGTTGCTTAGATATATTAATCTTATTGATCTTAGACCCAACATCAGATAATAAGTTCATGATTTCGAATAAATATAATTGATCTAAATTTTTGTCTTTAGCAATTTTCTTTAATACATTAAGATCTTGAGAGTTTAGCATGGCACATTCAGACCATCTTTGTGGAAGATCATAAAATAAATAAACTGAATCATCCTTCATGTTGCAGCCTATTGTGAAGTCTGACTTTGGCTTGTCTAACATAAATATACAAGAGTCTTGACCTGATGTTAAGAAACGACTTTTAAATAATATGCCACTACTGATTACTAATAACTTATTCGGAATATGAGTATTAATATAGTCAATAATGGATTTTGTCTGATTTGTGGTTTGATATTTTTGATTATGTAAGAATTTGACATTATATTCATCGAGTATTTTCAACATCTTTTCAGATTCAAATCCCGTAGCAACTGTAATGTCTATGTTCTTGTGTTGTCTTTTTAATTCTTGTATTTGGTGTTCTATTACAAGTACAGAGTTCTTAATCCTCAATAAGGACTTTGATCCTATAGACTTCATGCCTTTTGTTACTTCGGACGCTATAATAAGAGCGTGAATAGGTTCAATGATTGCCATATTCTAATACAATAGCTTCCGGGATTGTGGATAGTGCTTGCTCTATATTTTTATTGATAGATCTACAAATATTGTAATTGCTAAAAGTCATGAACAACCCGCCAAGACCATCGGCTTTCTTTTTCTTTGCATAATGAAATAATGTTTGCAATATGACTATATGACTATTAAGCTCATTAATATCCTCGTCCAACTCTGCTATATTTTTAGCATCGTAGATTAATAAAAAACTAGTATTATTTTTTCCAACATTAGTATCTAAAGCAACATTCAAAGCATCATCGAAAGATATTTCACTTATAAAACTATGTGCTTTCCACATAAAATGATCGCCTATTTGATTTTTTAGTGCTAGAATTTTTTCTTTATTGCTATCATCTGGAAAAAGCAAAAAAGATACAAATTTAGGCTTGATAGATAGTCCTATTAAGGTTTCGCAAAGACGAGAAACCCCAGCTGGATCTAGTGTGGTTATATCTATCACTGCATAGTATCCCATACACGCTTTATTAATTATTTCTTGTTTGATAACGTCTATAGAAACATTATCTTTATTTTTTTCAAATACGTCTTTGTTAAAACCCATCCTACACATATATTCTTCTATGACATAGAAGTCATCTACTATGCTAGTTTTCTTATGTCCTTTAATGTGTTCAATAATATTATGTTCGCATGGAGTATCAGAACTAGCTTTATTGGCAAATAAGCACTTTTTGCAGTTTGTGTTCGTTATCATGATATACTATTTCTCAGCACTTTAATGGTTGTATAAATCTCTGATCTGTCCGTATCGGTAACTATGAAATCTGAGCCTATTTGATTATAGATTTTATCTACTGTTAATACAGATTTTAAGATAGAAATATAGTTCATAAATTCCTTATCTCCAATGATATTATCAACAAATTTTTGAGCTAGTACTTTGGCGTCAATAAATCTCATCACTATTTGTCCACCAACAGCCATCTTGCTGCTAATCTCCTGCCATAACATAGGAATATCATCATCATCGATGATATTTAAATGGTCAATCACAAGAGCGCCCACTGAATAGTTTATTATATTACCTAAATTATTTATGTCAACACTATTAAATCCATCAATAGCTCTAAATGCCGACTTGTCAATACATATTGCAATATTTCTACTCATATATAAAAAGGCTCCTTGATATATTTATACATTAAATTACTCATATTAGCAGCAAATTTTTGCAAATCATACTTTTGTTCCAAAGAATAATGAACATCTTTTTGTTCTTGGATATCAAAAGTTTCTGTTTTTTGTTTGATCAGTTGTGGGATGTGTTCTATGTTCTCATAAATCGTTTCATGATCATATAAAGACTTATTAGATATAACGTGACACCCCGCATATAGACCATATAGACTATCTATTGGGGTATTTAAATTAACACACACCTTATAAGAATTAAGATCGTTCATGGATTCGTTATAGTCATCAAAAGTTTTGCATATTTTCATATCAGGATAGTGCTCATATAATATTTTGCATATTCTTTTTGAGACATTAGAACTATCGCTAATAACGATAACTGATTTTCTAGGTTCTGTATTTAGTGAGTATTTTGGTATTCCCGGATCAATAGTTCCAATTTCTTTAAGGAAGTCCCAAGATGATGCTATTTGGCTACCCACCACTATTTTGTTAACGTCGTTAAGTCTGTCTCTTAATAAAATCAGATCTTCTTTTTTAAGCAACACCATTGGGCTATCTATTAATAAAAGAATTTCTTTGATATGATACTGTTGATATATATCTCTTTCTTGTGAATGACTAAGATAGTCGGATGTTATATATGCGTTTATATTAAATAAATTACAGAGATTTGACATTTCTTTTGAATTTTTGATTGCTACAAAAGAATAGTCATTAGTGTGATTTATTAATGTAGATGCAAAGATACTATTCTGAGCATTTATAACAACACTAGGCTTTAGTTTCTTATAATTTCTATAAACACTGTCAATGATATTATGATTAGGATAAACGCTCATATTATGTTGGCTAGATAGTTTGTATTGGGGGTGGTATATTTCTGAGATTTTGGGTCAATCATGGAAGCCAGTTTTATTTGTTCAACAAGGGATTCTGTAATAATAGAATCAACTCGTTCATTTGGCTCAAAATCCTCATTTGTAATTCTTGGTACAGAGACTGTCTCTAGGTTTTCTGTATTAATAATAACATTATTTAGGTATTTTGCATGTTCTTCTTGGATGGTTGACTTAGTAGTCGAATTAAGACTTAGAAAAACATCACATGTATTGTGGATCATTAATTTTTCTTGAAAAGATAACGACTTAAACATAACATACTCTGTTGTGCTTTTAGGATATTTGTGTATTTTCAGCTGTTGTTTAATAGAATTAATTATTTCCATAAATTGTTGTTTGTCTTTATTTGTTACATTATCCAATAACAGTATTAGGCTTCTCCCGAAGTTTCCCCTAAATGCGGTATAAAAACTAACAAGTATTTTTTGAATAATATCTGCATCTGTATGCATATTGCCAAAAAAATAGAATTTAAGTGACTTATTATGAACCCCAAAATCAATTTTCTGATCTTTAATATCGCTTACCGATGAAGGAAGAATGGGGTAGGATATTCTAGTAATAGAGTCGCCTAAACCAGATCTAACAAGTCTTACTTCATCTTGTGTGTTAGCTACGAGGATTTTATTAAATCGCTTCAATGAAGATACTTGGCATTCTCTGAGAATCAGAGCTGGACCCAATATCGGTATTGCGATATTTGTAACAAAGCCCTGATGAGGTTGAAGCCAATCAACAGGAGCATGCTGTATTAGAACATCATAAGAGTCACATATTCGTGATTCACAAGGTAGAATATCTAGTTTTATTGTTGGGTCATTAATACTGGTATAAATTGGTCTGGTTGTAACAGTATGTTTGGAGGCTAATAAATTTTGAATATGAGACTGGGACTCAATACCAATGTCATTTTCTACACGATATGGTCCGACATATAGGATATTCATATGGAGGAACCTTTCATGTTTGCATATCTGATATAGTCATCATCAAAGACTTGACCACTCAATCTAACTGACTCTGTTGCGTTATTATTATGTATCATTGTATTTATTGTTTCCATAGTATCTTCTAGGTTCGATGGCTGAATATTCAACCCAGATTGGATAAAACCATAATCTATATCTTTAAGCATACCCAATAAAATCATAGAAGACATCATGTTATGATTATGAAATACGTTATTACAAATATACATCAGCAAATCAAAATTATCTTGCGGATTGTGTTTGGTTGGGGTTTTTACATTTGACATATGGATCATGGGACTATCCCAATTGGACCTATATCCATTCTTATCTAAAGTATCTAAATAAGATTCCCATTTTTTAAAACAAATATCCCAATCAAAATATTTTGTTGTTAACTTCCTAATATTATTAGATTGTTGTTGATTGTCTTTCTTAGAAGAATTTAAGAACTTATAAAGTTTCTTTACTAAATCTTCATTGTCTGGGTATACTCTTATGGCTTTTGTTTCTAGTTCTTTAAATCTAGACTTAACCTTAATAGGTGTTGCTTTAAGTTTTTCTATGATATCAATCATAGCACTATAGTCAACAGTAAAAATGGGAAGCCCACACGCCCCTGCCTCAACTTGTGGCATTCCAGCACCTTCACATATAGCGTATTGTATATAACAATCAAATAGATTATATATGTCTGATAGCTGTTCGGATGTGATACCCTGAGTAACCGATGTAAATTGGCAAGATATTTCCCCACAACGAGGACAACCGATTACAGGGCCAGCAAATGTTCTACTATAGAAATTTTTACATTGTTTGCAAATGTAAGTTAATAGAACCTTATTAGATATACGATATTCCTTTAAGAGTTCGGGTATATCCCACCCTGCGTCTGGATAGCTGGTGTGCAGATATAGATATAATTTAGAACCAATGTCTGGAGATTCTTTTTCAAATATGTCCAGTAAATTTCTAAAAGATAAAAAGAGATCAGGGATTAGTTTCCTTTTTTGGTTTCTCATTACAGACCCTAAAATAATAGAATCTGATGGTATATTAAGTTTATTTTTAAGTCCAAGCTTATAGTCTTTGGTCTGTGGCTTAAAAATAGATAGATCAACGCCTGGAGCGGCTGTGTCGATGTAATTGATCTTTCCAGAGGTTTGTTTTTTTAATACCTCGGCACCCCAGTCAGAATAAGTAAACACGGCATCAGCAGACAAATACGTGTCTAGCCATGCCTCTTGCTGTGGTTCAGAATCGACTGTGGGCATAAGAATCCAATGAAAGTATTTTCTTAACGGGGACATTGCTTGATAGGCGCTCATCCAATAATCTCTAACGTCAATTACCACATCAGGCTTAAAATCCAACAAAACCTTTTCAAACCTCCACCTGCCAAATTGATTATCTATTCTGGAGTTATAATCAGAACTCCTAGGATCATTTGGACCTACAGCATTAGCGTAATATTTCCATTTGATGGAGCCGTCTCTGGGATCGTTGACAGTTCCATAAGAAGCAAACTCAGCTATTTCATATTTTTGGGTTGCATGAAGACGAGAGAGAAGCTCTCTGGCATAAACAGCAAAACCAGAACTTAAAAAACTGGCTTCTGAACACATTAATACTTTTAGTTTATTTTTATTCATATTGGTAAAGATAATAAAATGGGGGCCGAGATAACCCAGCCCCCACCCTATTTTTGACAGTTCTTTTGATTAGAAGTTGACTACTTCACTCTCTTCTGCCTGAGACTTGGCTGCCTTACTTAGCTTAGTAATCTTTGAGAAGTTGTTTACTCTTACTTTTAGACTACTATGCTTAACGCCGTCTTTCTCCCAGGTGTCATTCCTAAGTGATCCTTCCACTAATACCAAATCGCCCTTCTGGAAAGACGACCCGATGATCTCTGCTCCAGTGTCCCATGCTTCACAATTAATGAAAGATGCAACCTTGTCCTTTTCTCCATTTGCCTTTGTGTATTCGCGAGAAACTGCAACAGTAAAATTTACTACCGAAGTTTGCTTTCCTCCAGTATTGACTACGCGAAGTTCTGGATCACGAGCAAGGTTTCCTCTTAGAATTGTAATATTCATTCAATGTTCTCCTTAGTTCAGTTCAAAAAGTAATCAGACACAACACAGTATAATACTAGAGGGGTGGCAGAAAGTCAAGATTTTGGAATAAAACATTTTTCTACCACAAAGGCATCTTTGTTTTTGGTTTTGTTGCCGACGAATATCAATATATTCCTTTCGAATAAATAGTGCTTGTATTCGGTCCACTTTTCTGGAAAAAAGACAACAGAGTCTAACATGCCACTATTGTCTTCGACACTAACAAATGCCATTTCCTGTCCAGGATTTTTACCTTTTTTAGTTTTTACGATATTAATATTGGTAATTTCACCAGCCAGAATAATATTTTTGTCTATATAGGTATTCTTATATGCCTTACAATCCATGTTGGTCATACTGATGTCGTATGTGTCTAGCTTAGAACAGGTTATAGATGTTCCCAGCAAACCACTCTCTGTATCAGATAACCATTCTATCTTATCTATTAGAGAATATGGTGGATTGTCTATTGACTTAATTAAATTGATTACAATGTCTTTCCTGTTTTTATTTAGTTTACCGATTTCTGTTAGTCTTATAATATTGTTTTTGAGCGTCTCTTGAGGAACCATAATCTTGTCAAATTGCTCTAGCTCTTTTTGTGTTAAATTACTTAATAGTTCATATTCAAATAACATTTGGGTTCTGTTTTTCTTAAAGAAGTCGAATGCCCCAGCAGATATAAGAGCTTTTGCTGCCGTAGAATTAATCTTCATTAAAATCTTAGTTGTTGTTTCCAACCAAGACAAAGAGGTCACATCAAGAGGTTCTGTAATCTCCAGAATCTTTTTATAGACAGAAGCTCCAACACCTTTAATATCAGTTAATCCAAAGTATATGTTCTTGTCTTTGATTGTAAAAAACTCATTAAGATTTCTAAAATCAGGAATATAAATATTTATATCCATCTCATTAGCGTTTCTTATTAGTTCTTTTATCTCTTGCTGAGGATCAATTTTATCTTTAGCAAATCTTAAATATGACGCAAAAAATACTCTAGGAAAATGAGCTTTAGCATATGCTGATAAGTAGCCATTAATGGCATATGATACGGCATGTGACTTGTTGAAGCTATATCTTTGGCTTTTTTCGATCCAACTAAAAATCTCTTCTGCCTGATTTTCTGAAACTATTTGCTTGTTTTTTGTTCCTTCTAGGAACTTAGATTTAACCTTAGCCATTTCTTCTGGCTTCTTTTTTCCAATGGCTTTTCTAAGCATGTCTGCTTCTTTTAAATCAAAACCAGCTATTGTTTGAGCAATTTCCATAGCCTGTTCTTGATAGATCATCTCACCGTAAGTTGTTCTGAGTACAGACTCTAAACTAGGATGAAAGTAATCTACACTTTCCTGTCCATTTTTTTTATCGATATAGTGATTTGAAACGCTCTTTCCTTCTCTAATAGCTTCCAAACATCCCGGTCTCAAGATACTGATTAGAGCAGAAAGCTGTTCTATATTTTCTGGCTTGAGTTTCTTGGCCATAGATTGACCCAATCTAGACTCCAACTGAAAACAGCCTTTAGTATTACCCTCAGATATTAAATCCCAGGTTTTAGAACAGTTAAGGTCTATATCTTCGATTTTTGGAGAGAAAGATACAGAAATTGCTCCATCAGAAGTTTTCTGTACTGGGAATTTACATCCACACTCGAAAGTTAAATATTCTGACATTATTAAACAAAAGATCCTTTGAACTTAATCTTGTTAGATAGGTTGCGATGTAGTCTCATAAATCTAATTAATAGTTGGGCCGTATCTTTGGTATCTTTTAATGCGTCGTGTGCCCCGTCCTTAGACATGCCAAAATATTCTCGAACATGATCCAAGGTATAGTTTTTAAGCTCGTTATTTCCTTCGAACCAATAGAACATGACATTCATCATGTCCGCAACATCCCTAGGATAGAAAAGAGAGGTCTTGCCCTCTTTGTTTATGTTATTATATTTCGTACTTAATCTTTCTATGATTTTCATATCAAATCTATTGATATTATAACCAGCAGCAATAGGTGCTGTAAAACACGATTTTTTCTCTGATCGAGTATGATATAGCTCTAAGTAGGAAACAAATAACTTCCATCCCTGATCTTGAGGCTGATAACCGTGCCATTCTTTCAACACTTCGGCTTTTGATGTTCCTTTAACCTTGGCATGAAAGTCTAGCACATCACTGTCGTTGTAATCGTACTCTGTATTTTGCTGCAATGCTTCTGGTTTTAAACAGATGTTGAATTCTGAATCCGGTATAATTTCTAATTTATATGGATCAACCATTACAGCCGCAATTTGGACAGGACTACATTTTTCAGGATTAGCCCCATCGGTTTCAAGATCGAACACACAAAGTTTTTGATAATTAGCCATTTATATTAACCACCGTTTCTACAGATATAAATTCTTTTTGGTCTGGATTACCCACGCTCTGACAATTGACGCTACGACAGCAACTAATTCTGACGTCGGGGGTTTTGACATACTCGACACCATTTAATATAAATCTATCGCCTACAGCTATTTCTCCGAATTTCTTTTCCATAATAATTCTCCTTTTAAAGAAGGTTTGATATAAAGGTTTCTGTTTCTACACAGAAGATTATACACCGGCTTTCATTAGGTCAGAAATAAGCATAATTTTATCCAATAACGCTATGCCTAAAATATCGAACTTAATAACTCCGATGGCTTCTAAGTCTTGCATTTCCATTCCAGCGATACATTGTTTGTTTTTTGAATCGTAAACCATAGGACAAACGGCACTCAATTCCTGGCTACTGATGACAACGCCAGCAGCGTGTTTAGATTGATTAGCTTTAGTTCCCTCTAAGCGTATAGCCTGTTCAAATCTTTTTGCCAGCGGACCAGACAAAGCACCATCCTCATCAATATAACACCATTCCTTGAGGTTGTCAACATTGTTTTCTAGTGCCCAGCGAATAATCGATGCTTCTCCCGTATCTTCTTTCATTTCCTGTAGTTCGTCTGCTATCTTAGCTTCGTCTGGAATAAATTTTGTAATACGATTCATTTCGTCGAATGTAACATTGCCATAGACCCTTAATACTTCCTTAAGTGCTCCTCTTCCTTTCATGGTATTGAAAGTAATCATTTGAGACACCTTGCTTGAACCATACTTGTTTTTAATATAGCTGATAATCTCTTCTCTTTTATCAATAGGAACGTCTACGTCAATATCTGGCATGGAGATGCGATCTTGGGTATTTCTACCAGCATTATAAAATCTTTCAAAAATCAAATTATATTTCATTGGATCAATAGACGTAATACCTATTAAAAACGACACCAAGCATCCGGCAGCGGATCCTCTGCCAGGGCCGGGTAGCCAATGCTCATGTCTAACCTTATTTACAATATCCCCCACTATTAAAAAGTAGCTAGATAATCCAGCACCCTGTAATATTTCTAGTTCATACTTAATTCTATCTACATAAGACTGTTGTAGTTCTTTATCTATATTATTTGCTATTTTTTCTTTCCATCCTTTTCTGCATAGCTCTCTCAAATATGCGTCTGGGTTCATACCACCAGGACACTCAAAAGGAGGTAACATGGGTTTGTGTAGTATGTCATAATTATCACATAAGCCGTCTACATATAGTGTATTTTCTATTTCTTCTTCTGTGTGTAGCTCTGCTATTTCTTCTGGAGACAAGATATGAAAGTTGTCAGACCTAAAGAAACAACCCATGGGAACATCTTGTCCATTTAAGATTTTCTTATTAATATCTGTTAGTGTTATTTTTAGATTACTACACAACAATATTCTTTGGTCTACAGAATCTTCTTTCTCGCAATAATGAGCATCTGGAGTACAAATAACTCTAGTGTTGGTTAATTTGCCTAGTCTGCGTATAGTTTCCGTTAATTCAATTTGTTCTGGTGTGAATTCTCTGTCCATTAGTTGTGCTTCCAGAAAATAATTTTCAGCACCAAAAACATCCTTCATCAAGCCGATGTGTTCTGTACCTATTTTAATGGCATCGTCTCTGTCTTTTGTTATGGCATCAGCTAAACAAGAACCCAAATGTCCAGAAAAGCCAAGAATATTGCCTTTCAATAAGCCTCTTAATTTGTCAAAGCTAATTCTCGGCTTATGATAAAAATTGTCTGGTTTATTACACTCAGAAATAATGGCTATAAGATCATTCCATCCACTTAGGTTTTTAGCCAATAATATGAAATGACTTAAGGAACTATTTTCTTTAGTCTTAATATGAGAATCTTGTTCACTTACATAAATCTCGCAGCCCAAAATAGGCTTTATTCCTTTAGACTTCATTGCCTGAAAGAATTGAACAGAACCAGCTATTGTGCCATGGTCCGTTAAAGCACAAGATTTAACACCGATTTTTGAACATCTTTCAGCCATTTTAACAGGCTTGCTGAGGCCATCCAATAGACTGTAGTGAGAGTGTGCATGAAGTGGAACGTAGTTTTTCATTCTGTGCTTCCTGGCGCCTTATATTTTCCAAAGGAGTGATTCTGGTTTTTGTACTGTTCTACCACAACATTCATTCCGTGCAAGTCGATATCATGTTTGACTTGTTCGCATTTGGTCATAGTTGAGCCCATACTGCATGTATGGTTTTCTCTATATTCTATCTGTGGCGTTATGTGGGTATTATCAAATGTTGTTTTTCCAAAATGACATAATTTTGTACACATCCAGCTTTTATTTAATCTGGGCTTTCTTGTGTTCTTTACTATCTCAAATTTTTGACGAAGCATTTCTTCTGTCTTTGGTAAATCAGACTTATCAAAACATATAGAAAATGGACCACCGTCATTGATGAAGTAGATAGAAAAAATAATATGATCTATATTAGGATATAAATGACTAATAGCATAATGATAAATTCTAAGCTGCGGATCTTGCTCTAGTTTTTCTTGGGTTTTTTCTTTGCCTGTGGCCCAGTCTAATCTTCTTCCTGTTTTCCAGTCTACAATTTCTATTGTATTATCGCCAACCAGAGTTATAAGATCTATCGTTCCTTTGATGGCTAGGTTGCCCTCCAGCTTGCCGTCTGGAGTGTCATATGAGTATGCTGACCAGGGTTTTTTAATTTCTATGTCAAAGTGCTGCTCTGGACATAGAATGTGTCTGTTTCTTGGGTCGAACATACCACCATTAAATTCAATAGCTTTATATACCCATGCATGACAGTCTTTGTAGTCCTTTAAAGCCCACTTGTGATGGGAGTTAGCTTCTGTATAATACTTATAGACTTTTTCAATTATTGTATTTAGACTATATGTAGATATATCTAGCTTTCCAATAACATCATCATCTATGGTATTAATACCGTCCTGTTCCGCCTTTTTAATAACGGCCAGAATTTCTAGAACCTTATGAACAATTGTTCCTTTATCGGCTTTTTGTCCTGATGGACCACGATAACCTAAAACGTATTCAAGAAAATATTGCTGCTCGCAGAGACTGTGGGTGTTGTAAGAAGAACTTCTAAAGTAGGTCACTATCATAATTTTTGGTCACCATTCTACATAAGTTGATAAATTCGTCATCAGACATATTCATTTTCATAGTATTTATTTGTTTGTGTACCCATTGTACATTGCCAACAATATAACCCTTATTGGAATCTACTCTGTCCAACGATGCGGTAATTTGGGTTTTAGATCTAGCTCCCCATGCTTTTGGAAAAACTATCTCAATTCCAGACAGTGCGCATTTTCTATTCTGTTTTAAAAACAACCTCCATAAATATTTACCGTTTAAATTGAATTTTAAATTTTTCCTATTTGCTCTCTCTTTTAGTAAATAAAGATACGATTGATGTATTTCTCCAAATTTCTTTGTTTTTTTACAAGGTTTGCCTTCTCTAGAATTGGGTTTTATGTTGTACTTTTTAAGTAATCTAAATATTATTGTCTTGGATTTAATATTTAATTCTTTACAAATGTCATCAGCACTTTTTTGTTGTTTTACATAGTGTTCTTCTAGATATTCCTTAGATATATCATATATTTTTTTCATCGATAAAACTCCTTATGTGTACTAATTAATATACACCAGGTATTTTATCGGCACATATTTATAATGGTAGAGTCTCCTGTAAAAATTTTTGAATATCCGTACACTGATCATATATGCTCATTTCGTCATTATTGCATACATAATCAAAATTAGACCAATCATAATTAGATTCATCTAATATTGTTTCGCTTAGATGATCGGAACGAAACGGATTGCGAGTCAGCCTCATGACTAAACCCCCAGCATCTTTAATGCTAGATACTTCGTTAGGGAATCTACAGTCAGTAATTAGGGCTATTTGAGGTTTTTCTTTTTGAATTCTATTAATAGTCGCAGAAACCCAGACATCTGATTTCATTTTACGAAAAATATCGGTGCCGACATATTGCATAATGTCTCTAGCCGACATTCTATTAGTTGAGTCGGGCCAAGTCAAATCTGTTAATGCATTTTTCTCATCGTCAGACCCATAACATTGTTCATAGGTTAAACCCAGAATATTCATGCAAATATCTTGTTTTAAAGGGTCCGCAAAACTATAAATTTTGACATGGGGATCCAAAACCTCATGTAGTTTCTGAATCATATAGTCATTGCTCTTCACAAAAACATCTAAAATACCAGCATAATTACTATCTCCAAACAAATCTGAAACAACTATTCTTCCTTCAGCGTCTATATCTATCTTATGAGATATTCCTAATTCAGCTAGTTTTGAAGAAACAATAAAGTTTCCTGTTGTGCTTTTGCCAGACTGTTTGCGGCCAGAAATTCCTAAAATCATATTTCACTTTAGTAAGGGGACTATATTCTGTTGAATGTAATTTACCGATAACTCACCAACATCTTGTGTTGGAAATTCTATATTTTTAACGTTGTATGTTTTATAGCATTTTTGACGAATTATTTCTGAAGCTTTCTTGCCAGCCTCGTCATTGTCCATCATAGTTATGATAGTCATCGCCCCGGATGCATCAAGGATCATTTTTTGTCTATCGCTCAATGAAGAACCAAAGATAGCTACGCTATTGTGTATCCCAGCTTCTTCTAGTCTCCACACATTGCCTGGACTTTCTACAAGTATGACCGTATGAGTTTCTAAAATAGTCTTTTTTGCAAACCATATATTGTATAGGTGATTCTGGGATTGGAATGTTGCACTGTGCTTCCATTTTGAATAAAATCTTGTTTTATCTTCTGATGGACATTTTTCCTCTGGATTATGAAAAGATGAACAAATTTTACATTTTTCAAAAATACTTCTACCAGAGCAACCAACCATATATTGATGCTTATGATCATAGATAGGAACAACAACGCGGTTATACATTTCCTTACCGACCCTATTACATAGCCCTACATCATATTTGCTCAAAATATCTGATGAATAACTTCTATCTATATAGTATTGTGCTGGTATGGCAAGATTTTTACGGATTTGCTGACGGGTTATTCCTTCATGGTTAATTGTATTTTCTGGATTGATATATCTAATAGTGCTAGTAAATGCTTTTTTATCTCTTTCTATTTTTGAGACCTTGATATCAGATAGGTCTTTATTTAAGAACGCAAGACAAAAGGATAGGGCCTCTTGAAACGAGCAGTGATCGTCTCCATCTTTGATCCAGTTGTATTTTTGGTGAGATATAATACCTCTAATTAAACCTATGATGGAAGATTTGAAATATTTATCGCACCCATGCGTTCTACATTTCCAATTACCTCTATATACATCACCTTGAGGATATAAGTTAAGTGCAGACTTATTGTCTCCACCATGAATGGGACAACTCATAGTTAAAAGTTTTCCACTGTAGGTGTACTCTAAACCAAAATGGTCCATTAGCTCGTCTATACGATCACATAAATCGTCACAGACAATCTTTAATTTGGCTTGATCATTCAAATGGAATTTGTGCTGTTTCATTGTTAGATTCGTCATCTATAATAAATCCGTCTTTGTTATTGCCTTTATTGTTATGCATTAGTTCTAGTCTGGTCTGGCCTTCGCTAATTTTAGCACACCAACCTTTCATATGACAGTTAATGTAGTCATTATCGTCTAAGCCTCCGCCGTGACGACTAATTAACGGTACTAATTTCCTATTCCCATTTGTTGGGCCATCCTCTGCAATTTCTTCGTCAGACTTGCGTTTGAAAATTGAAAAATTACTACATAACCATATAATACGATCTGACCCAGATGCGGTGTCGGTGCTTTCTTTTGTGATGCCATCTCTGTTTAATTGAATAAAGGCCACTATTGGAACTTTATATCTAACAGCAAAATTATGTAGTGCTGTCATCATAAAACCTAAGACCTGATATTCTTTAAGGTCTTGACTCATGCCTGCGCTATCCATAAGCTTTAGATAATCATAGAATATCACACACTCCTTAGCTGTGCCGTCATCATTGAGTCCAACCTCTTTCAAAAGCCATCTACGCATAACTGCTAGCTGTTCTTCAAATGCTTTACCTGCTATAGACTTATGAAACCATCTACTTTTCTTTAGGCAACTAGCGGCTTGTACTATCTTAGATTTCTTATCTGGGGAGTCAGCAAACCTGCCAGTTTCTATATCGTTAATTTCTGTTTCCGTCATCATTGCTAGAATTCGATGGATATGGTCTTCTTTGTTCATTTCCGTATCCATATTTAATACTGGTATGCCTACCGTATTAGCTATATATTGCCCCATATTATCAGACAACAGAGTTTTACCAGTCTTAGGTCGAGCGGCGATTACATTAACCGTGCCTTTTCGCAATCCTCCGCCAATGGACTGATCGTATATTGGAAAGCCTGTGGATATACCTACTTGATCAACCTTCTTTTCCTCTAATTCGACCAGATACTCATCTATGTTATTGCCGAAACAAACAGGATGATTGTCTGTGTCACTAAGGAGTGAAGAAAAATTAAACACAGCATCTTCTGCTATGCCTAATATAGAAGCTATTGGTTCGCTACCATTAATATCTAATATCTTGTCTTGTGCTGCTTCAAGTTGTTGTCTTAATAGTCTAGCAATTTCTAGCTTACGAATTTTAGCCGCAAACTTGCGAACATTCTCCAGATTAACAGGAAAATCAAGAATAGCCTTCAGATGCTGGGCTTCTTCTTTTTTTGTTAATATTTGACCAAAGTTTAATTCTTGTGCAACAGAAAAAATGGATGGGATGTCTATCGTGGGTTTATGGTCCCGTTCACACAAAGTTTTTAAACAAGAGTATATAATGCCATTACTATCTATGGTAAAAGTAGATGGCTGGACAATGTCTGCAATATCCAAATAAGCATCTTCACCAAACCTACATATACCGGCCAATACAGCCCTTTCGGCTGACGGATCACACAATATCATTTTATGTCCTTTCACCCCGACGACGTTGAACAGTTATTACACTTATATCGATCTACTCCCTCAAAAACTAATGAGGGGCTTACCTTCTCAGTTTTGCCACAAACACGACAACGAACTTCCACCAATTGAAATGGTCTTGCTCTACTAACTGGTGGAAATCTAGCTAATTTTTGATCAATAATAGTATCGTCTTTATGCATATCTCGCTCTGGCATATCAACGAATTTATTCTTTGCTTGTTTAGTCTTACGTCTAGAACCCTTGGTCCTTAGTGGTGCTGTAAACTCCTCTTCGGACCCCTGTTCTTCATTATTCTCCTCTGCTGTTGTAGGCAGCATTTGTTGAAGAAGAGTAATTAAATTTTTAAGCTGTTCTGGATTTTTAGCTAAATCATTAAGATCCATTTTTCACCTTTGCCCTTTGGATAGATAACATAATGTCTGATAGATGTTTAATACTGTTTGCCAAATATTGAAGTCTATCGCTTCTTTGTTTAGCGTACTTTTTAATCTTATTTAATGCTGATGCTTTCTCATTATTTTTAATGGCCTGAAAAGACTTTTCAATATAACCATATCCCTTATAATTATTAATGTCTTCAGCTATTGTCTCTTTTATGGTCTCGTCTGCCCAATTCAATCGGGATAGTTCTCTATTTATAGATCTCTGAACATGAAATGCAAATTGTCCCAATCTATAAGCTATCTCTCCGCAAACTTCTGGCGTTGTTTTTTCAAGCTCATCCCTACTCATTTGAAAATAGCTGTTAAGCTCTTCTTCTGGAAAAGTATCTGCTCTATATGTTCCCAGACCAAGGCCTTTTTCATATTCGTCAAGAATCCTATCCCATTCATTAACTTGTTCTTTAGTATTCATTTTTTATCCTTGATTCCCATTGGTCTATTTGATCAAATGGTAATTCTATATATTCAATTCCATTTAATTCACACCAATCTTTCTTCTCCTGATCTCTTTTCTTATGTCTGATAAATCCTAGTGGACTATTATGAAAAAACCTACTAAACTTATAATGTTGTTCACCATGAACCTCTATGCATTTTTTAATTAGTGGCAAATAAAAGTCTAGATAAAGGGTTTCTGATCTTCTGATATTAACTGGTATTTCTTCCAAAACTTGTAAAGTAGGAAAACACGTATGGATTAATTCTCTAGCCTGTAAATGCAGACTAGACTTATTTTGAACTGATCCATGTGCAATATTACCAATTAATTGCCAATTACAAGAATTCCCGTCTAGATCTTTTACTTGCATTTGATTCCCATAGTATCCTTGACCTTTGTCCATAAATCATCATAAACTTCGGGATGATCAACCAAATACTGTCTTGTTTTCTCAAGACCTTGAAATTTGGGCTTATCCTCAACAGATGACATAGTATACCATGCACCACCCTTTGACACAAGACCCAAATCTACAGCAAGTGTCAGTAATTCCATCTGCTTATCAATTCCCTGACCATATCTAAGATAGCTTGTGATTTTACCACCAGGAGCACCTAGAGCAGAACACATAACTTGCCAATGTACTTCTTGACCAATCTGAGGACTGTCGGTACTTAAGTTCCAAGGACTAAAATAGTTGGCTTTAATTTTAATGTCTGTTTGATAGGCGATAGCTTGACCACTCTTTTCTTTCCACTCACTATGACCCATTCCTGGATTACCCATTTGGTGAGTAATGCCTATAACTACGTTCCTATTAACGGGAATAACATTTGAGACTTTCCTGCAAAACTTAGCCAATAACTTAGCTCCGTCTGCTCTTTGCATCTTGTCCATATCGCTAGTAATTTCAGCTTCTGTACACAGAGCAGAGTATGAGTCGATAATAACTACTGATCCCGGAATTTCATTAATGATTCTTTCTCCAATTTGAAGATATTCTTCTGCGTGTAAGATTTTACCTTCTTGAGATCCAATAATGTTGAATTTTTCTAGATTTAATCCGGGTATTCCTTCTAAGTCTCTTTTCTTTAAGCGACCTTCTATATTGAGGTAGTAAACTTCTCTACCTTCTTTGAATGATCCGTGAGC